ATTCCATCAAGTTCTCAGTTCTTGTGTAAAGCTGCAGCACTGCCTGGACAAACTATAACTGAAATCGCAGTTCCGTTTAGAGGTAGAAATCTGTATCTTGCTGGAGATAGAGAATTTGAAACATGGGATTCAACATTCCTAAATGACACCACTTTTGATATCAGAAATGCTGTCGAAAGTTGGATGAATGGAATGAATGAATTGAGAGATGGTACTGGTGCTCCTAATGTTAGTGAGTACACTGCTGATTTAACTATTAACCAGTTAGGCAGAGATAATGCAGTTCTGAAACAATACATTCTTAGAAACTGTATGCCTACTGCTGTATCAGCAATTGACCTAAGTATGGATACTGCAAATGCTGTTGAAGAGTTCACTGTAACTTGGAGATACACGCACTTCCAATCAGTCGGCGTTAGTAATTAACTTCTGATAAACCTACTAAATAGTAGTGTAAATTAGGAGTTAGAAATATTATGGCTGAGTTATTTGGGTTCAAAATCACTCGTTCAAAGGATGAGGGAGAGTCTTTTACTCTCCCTTCATCTGATGATGGTACTATTGAAGTCGCTGGTGGTGGTTTCTATAGTCAAACATTAGATGTTGATGGACGAGATAAGACCGAAAATGATTTAATTAGACGATATCGTGATATTGCAATTCAACCAGAGTGTGATTCTGCAATTGAAGATATCGTTAGTGAAGGCATCGCTTCAAATGAGTACGATGCACCTGTTGCCTTGCGGTTAGACAGACTAGCATATTCCCCCAAAGTCAAAAAACGTATAGAAGAAGAATTCGACAGAGTTCTTCAGTTACTTGATTTCAATATCAAAGGACATGACATCTTTAGAAGATGGTATGTCGATGGTCGTATCTATTCTCACAAAGTAATTGATAACAAAGAACCAAGAAAAGGAATCAAGGAACTTCGTTATATTGACCCAAGAAAAATCAAGAAAGTAAGAGAGGTCATCAAAGATAGGCCTGACCCTGTTACTGGTATTGACAAAAAGAAACAGACATTAGAATATTACCTTTACAATGAAAAGGTAGTAGACAATAGTGCAACACCACAGGCCGCACTAAAAATCACGGCAGATTCCATTACATATTGTCCTTCTGGATTGGTTGACCAAACTAAGGGTTCTGTACTGTCTTATCTTCATAAGGCAATCAAACCTGTCAATCAGTTGAGAATGATTGAAGATGCACTGGTCATCTATCGTATCTCAAGAGCACCAGAACGTAGAATTTTCTACATTGACGTTGGTAATCTTCCTAAGATTAAGGCAGAACAATATCTAAAAGATGTAATGAGTCGTTATCGAAACAAGTTGGTCTATGACGCATCAACTGGTGAGATTCGTGACGATAGAAATCATATGTCGATGTTGGAAGACTTCTGGTTACCTCGTAGAGAAGGTGGTAGAGGAACAGAAATTACAACCTTGCCGGGCGGTTCAAACCTTGGTGAGATTGATGATATCACATACTTCCAGAGAAAACTGTACAGGTCGTTAAACGTACCTATGTCCAGAATGGAAGCAGAACAGAACTTCTCTATTGGTCGGTCTACAGAGATTACTAGAGATGAATTGAAGTTTTCTAAATTTGTACAGAGACTTCGTAAAAAATTCTCCGCATTATTCCATGATATTCTTCGCACACAACTTGTTCTTACAGGTGTGATTGCTGAAGAAGAGTGGGATAAAATCAAAGAGCATATTCAATATGATTATTTACAAGATGGTCATTTCGCAGAGTTGCGTGATACAGAAATCTTGAGAGAACGTATTGATATGTTAGGACAAGTCGAACCATACGTTGGTAACTTCTTCTCAAAGGCATGGGTAAGAAAACATATCTTACATCAAACTCAACAAGAAATTGAAGAGATTGAGAATGAAATTGAAGAAGAGGGTGGTGGAGATGATGACCAATTTGAATCAAAAAAACAAAAGGGTAAAATGTTATGAGTAGAGAAATAATTGACGCACTTGCAGATAGCGATAATCTAAAGGCAGAACAAGAATTTAAAAATGCAATCTCACAAAAGATGGGTGCAAGTCTTGAATTAAAAAGACAAGAAGTTGCTGGTACTATGGTATCGCAACACGTTCCAGAAGTAGAGGACAATGAAGAGGTTTGATGAGTTAGTTCAGTCCATCCCAGAATCGGACGAACACAAAAAATCAAAAGAGTACAAGAAACTGTCTCCTAAAATGAAGGAGGCAGTTGACAATATCTTTCGCATTATGGATGCGAAACCTTCAGATTTCCTAAATACTTTTGAGAAAACTATAAAAGACTCTGCAAAGAAGTATAGGGTCAAAGAAAAAGACCTTATGAAATACTTTGAACGAGAAATGTTAGGAATGTAAAAATGGCAAAATTAAAATTATTGGCTGCGGCCGCAAATGCTGGAACAAACGCTGCTGGTGGTGCTGCTTTTGATGGTGCAACTGTTGTATATTGTCTTAACACAAATGCAGCCGCACAATTAGTTACAGTATGTAATGCATCAAATACTACACAGGGGTCATTCCACTTGGGTGCTGGTGCAAGTCATATGGTAATTAAGAAACCTACTGACAAGGTATTCGCTGCATCCGCTGATGTAAAACTTACACCTGTGGCACATCACGCATAAGGGGATTACAATGAAACTGATTACAGAAGAAGTACATGACGTTGAAATCCTCAAGGAAGAGGACGAAAAGTCTGGTAAAAAGAATTACAAACTGAAGGGTATCTTTCTACAGGGAGATATCAAAAACCGCAATGGTAGAATTTATCCTGTTGAGGTTTTAGAAAAAGAAGTTGCACGATACAACAAAGAGTTCATTAACGAGAATCGTGGATACGGTGAACTTGGACATCCAGAAGGCCCGACTGTTAATCTGGAAAGAGTATCGCACATGGTTACATCTCTCAAAAGAGATGGTAAAAACTTCATTGGTGAGGCAAAAGTCATGTCAACACCAATGGGAAATATTGTATCTAATATTATGGACGATGGTGGTAAACTCGCAGTCTCATCAAGAGGCATGGGTAGTTTGCAACAAAAGAATGGTGCAAACTATGTAAACAAAGATTTCTACTTGGCAACCGCTGCCGATATTGTTGCAGACCCATCTGCACCTCAAGCCTTTGTACAAGGTATTATGGAAGGTAAAGAATGGATTTGGAACAATGGAATACTTAAAGAAGTAGACGTTGCGGAAATCCAAGAGGATATTGAACGTGGAGTACGTTCAAGAAATGCGAAATACCAAGCATTGGCCTTCGCAAAATTTCTCAAAAAACTGTAATTGTATAAATATAGTATAATGAGATTAACATTAAGGAGAACTCCCAAATGTCAGAACTAGACAAGACAATTGAGGATTTGGAAGCAGAAGTCACTGCGGAACTAGAAGAAGGTAAGGAAGGCAAAGGCGCCGTTCCTGCTGAAAAGGGTTCTAAGGTAGACGGTGATGTAGAAGACCTTGGTGCTCCAGTGGTAAAAGGTGATGAGAAATCAGGGCCTGATGCTGCTAAGAAAACCAAGAAGGATGCATCTATTCCTACTGCCGTAAAAGGTGACGAAGCACCCCAAAAACTCAAAGAAGAAGACGAGTCGGATGATGATGAAGATGATTCAGACGATGAGGAAGAAATGGACGAAATGGACAAGGACGATGAGCCTAAGGTAGAAACGCCTAAGACAGGTAAAGAAGCCGAGCAAATCGTTGCACAGTACATGAAGAAAGCCACAAAAGAGATGAAAATCAAAATGGCTGGTCATTGTAAAGAAACATATGGTACTGAGAGTGTTAAGAAAGAAGCACTTGACATTGACTCCGTTGACGTAACAGATGACGTAAACGCTCTGGTAGAAGGTGAAGACCTTTCAGAAGAGTTTACTGCAAAAGCAACTACAATCTTTGAAGCTGCTGTAAAGTCTAAACTGCGTGGTGAAGTCGAAAGACTTGACATGGAGAAGACACAGGAAGTTGCAGAAGAAGTAGAGTCTTTCAAAAATGAACTGACTGAAAAAGTCGATTCTTACCTTGACTATGTTGTTAAAGAGTGGATGCAAGAGAACGAACTCGCTATTGATAGAGGGTTAAAAGGTGAAATTGCAGAAGACTTTATCACAGGATTGAAGGCACTCTTTGAAGAACATTACATTGATGTTCCAGATGAGAAGTATGATATCCTTGAGGGTCAAGCTCAGAAGATTGAAGACCTTGAGGCAAAACTCAATGAAACAATCGAAAAGATGACTGAAATGAACAAAGAGAAATCTACTCTTGTTCGTGAACAGGTAATCGCAAAAGTTTCAACAGACCTCGCTGAGACTGAAAAGGAAAAGTTTGAGGGATTAGTTGAAGATGTCGAGTTTAACGGTGAGGAAGATTTCACTGCGAAACTTAACACCTTGAAGGAAAATTATTTTCCTAAGTCAGTTGCTACCCAAACCCTTGAGGAAGAAGTAGAAACTGAAAATCAAGAAGTTGACGTTAGTGGCGCTATGGCTGCGTATATGTCCGCTATCCAAAAGTCAAAGCCCTATGGGAATGAGACTTTCAACATTGTGAAAAAGTAACTTTTAATAAATAATATTAATATAGAAAACATAGGAGAGAACTAAGATGTTCAATTCAGAGAACTTACAAGAAAAGTGGCAGCCAGTCCTTCAGCACCCAGATTTGCCTGAGATTGCTGATAACTACAAGCGTGCCGTCACTTCTGTTATCTTGGAAAACCAAGAAAAAGCACTTAAAGAAGATGCTGCCTTCCTTGGGGAAGCTGCACCTGCTAATAATACTGCGTCTGCATCAAATTGGGATCCCATCCTAATTTCGTTGGTAAGACGTGCTATGCCTAACCTAATCGCATATGATATCTGTGCAGTTCAGCCAATGACTGGCCCAACTGGACTTATCTTTGCAATGAAATCAAGAATCAACTCTGCTGGTGGTGACGAAGCACTATTCGATGAAGCTGATACAGATTTCTCTGGTGCCGGTACTCATGCTGGTACTAACCCTGCCGTACTGAATGATGGTTCGCCTGGAACTTTCACTTCTGGTACTGGTGATACAACTGCAAACATGGAAGCACAGGGTGACTCTGCAAACAACGCTTTCGCTCAAATGGCATTCACCATTGAGAAGGCGACTGTGACTGCAAAGACTCGTGCTCTTAAAGCAGAATACACTATGGAACTTGCACAAGACCTTAAAGCAATTCACGGTCTTGACGCAGAAACAGAATTGTCAAATATTCTGTCTTCCGAAATCCTTGCTGAAATCAACAGAGAAGTTGTAAGGTCTATCTACAAGGCTGCAAAGCCAGGTGCTCAGACTGATACTACTAACTCTGGTATCTTCGACATGGACACTGACTCAAATGGTCGTTGGTCTGTTGAGAAGTTCAAGGGTCTGATGTTCCAAGTTGAGAGAGATGCTAACGTAATTGCTCAACAAACTCGTAGAGGTAAAGGTAACTTAATCATCTGTTCATCTGATGTTGCATCTGCACTTCAAATGGCTGGTGTATTAGATTACACTCCTGCTCTTAACAACAACCTTCAAGTCGATGACGCTGGTAACACCTTCGCTGGTACTTTGAATGGTCGTTACAGAGTATACATTGACCCATACATGGCAAACGCTGCTGCAAAACAGTACTTTGTTGTGGGTTATAAAGGTTCTTCACCTTACGATGCTGGTGTCTTCTACTGCCCATACGTTCCGCTTCAGATGGTTCGTGCGGTTGGTGAGAACACATTCCAGCCTAAGATTGGTTTCAAAACAAGATACGGTCTTGCACAGAACCCATTCTCGACTGCTACTGCAACTGATGTTACACTTGGTTCAAATGACAACGTGTACTACAGAAGAGTTCAAGTCGTCAACCTTATGTAATAATAAGAGTTGGGCTAACCAACCTATCAAAAGGGGGAACTTCGGTTTCCCCTTTTTCTTTTCTGTATAAATAATAGTATGGTACAGA